ATCAAGAAAATGAAGAAGAGTGTAAATAGTATTATTTAAATACTATGCAAGATTATGTAAATTCATTTTAGAAAGAAATTCAAACAATTACTAAATCTAAAGAGAATTTACAAATTGAATTATCTTATTTATAGCATAATGTAAAAGTTGCAGTTGAAGCAGCCAAAAGAGAAGAGGCAAAACGCACGGAAAAAGATTTTTATCGATTAGTTTTACCTGATAGCGATTTATATGAAATTGCTCAATTACGTGCTGTTGAACCTTATCTCCGTGATAAGGAAGCTCTAAATAAAGTTATTTGGAAAGTTTATTATGAAAAACCTTATTCTGATTTAATTGGTAGAGTTTTAGGCGCTGGTATCAAAACAGGTATTTATAAAATTACTTGTTTAAAAAATGAAAAATGCTATGTTGGTTAGGCTGTAAATATAGCTGAAAGATGGAAACAACATATTAAGCGCGGACTTGGTGCCGAAGCACCAACACGAAATAAGCTATACCCAGCAATGATGGAATATGGAGTAGAAAATTTTACTTTTGAATTATTGGATGAATGTACAAAAGATCAATTAGATGGTCAAGAAGATTATTGGCAAGACTATTTTCATGCTAAAGACTTTGGATATAGTATAAAGTGAGGAAAAAATATGACAAAAGCAGATAAATATATGTATGATATGATTTTTCGTATCAAACGAGAGGGGTTCTGGGATGTTAATCCTCGTCCCAAATATGCAGATGGAACACCTGCACGCACCCTTTCTGTTAATCACACTTTTCGCAGATATGATTTAAGTAGTGGAGAGTTTCCAATTTGCACCCTTCGTCCATAGGCTTGGAAAACTGGTATCAAAGAAATTTTTACTATTTACCAAAAGCCAACCAATGATATTGCAACTATGCATGGCATGGGTGTGACTTGGTGGGACGAATGGGATATCGGCGACGGCACTATTGGCCAACGTTATGGTGCAACCGTAAGTCGATATGACCTTATCAATAATCTGATTAAAGATATTGAACAAGACCCATACGGTCGCCGTAAAATTGTAAGCCTGTGGCAAGAACAAGACCTGCACGAGACTCTTGGCCTTGCTCCATGTGCTTTCCTCACTATTTGGAATGTGCGTGGCGAATATCTTGACATGATGCTAGTCCAACGTAGCGGTGATATGCTTACTGCTTCTGGTCCAGGAGGCATTAATGAAATTCAATACGCGGCATTACTAATGATGATTGCGCGACACACAGGTTATAAACCCGGTGTGTTTAGTCATGTCGTTGCAAATGAGTAGATCTACGATCGTCATATGGACGCCGCAGATGATATGGTAAAACGATATGCAGAGAGAAATCTAAAAGAAATGTATGCTTGGGATGAAGGGTATCGAGGCGACGAGAATGAATGGATGTTTCAACAACCAAAACTCATCCTTAATTCTGATGCAAAAGATTTTTATGATATGTCAATTGATGATTTTGAATTAATTGATTATCACCCCACAAAGCCACAATTAAAATTGGAGCTGGGTATATGATTTCTGCTATTGTTGCTGTTGATAAAGATTGGGGAATTGGTTATCAAGGCCAGCTTTTAGAACACCTACCCCCAGATATGAAATATTTTAAAGAGCTTACAATGGGTAATATCATTATTATGGGCCGCAAGACCTGGGATAGCTTACCTGTTAAACCATTACAGGGCCGAAGCAACATTATTCTTTCAAGAACTCTTCAAAGAGGCTCTTGGATATATGATGATAAAGCCCATTATATTCAATTCACACCAGAAGTTACTAAACATGATTTAAAAGCATTTCAAAATAGTTCGAATCATTTGTTTGTAATTGGCGGTGGCGAAATTTATAAGCAATTACTTCCTTATTGTGACCGAGTTTATGTTACATTTATTGGAAAAAGTCACGATAATGTAGATACATATTTCCCCAATCTGGATAAAGATTCTCATTGGGAGTGTATGACGTGTACGGAATTGCGAGAAAGTAATGGTATTCCATATGCCTTTTTAACATATGATAGAGTGAGTTGACTTTCTAAATTATTTTTGATATAATATTATTACAAAGATAAGATAAAATAAGAAAGTGAGATAACTATTGTGAAACAAGAATTTATTAATTATCTAAATGAACTTATGAAAGCGGCTCCCCATATTACACCATCTGATAATGTAAAAGCATATATCGAAGCTCTTCAGAGTGGGGCAGAAGAAAAACCCCTCATTACTGATAGCGGCAAAGTAATTCTCAAGTATTTGCAAGAACATATCGAGCGTCGCATGTTGAAGGCGCGAGATATTGCAGAAGATTTGGGAATTTCTTCTCGCGGAGTATCTGGCTCCATGCGTAAGTTAGTATCTGATGGCTTCGTTGAAAAAGTTGGAGATTCTCCAGCTATTTATACAATTACCGAAAAAGGTAAAAATTTTATTATTGAAGAATAAAGGAGAACTAAGAAATGAAAGCAATGAATAATAAGACTCATGTCGAAGGTTGGATTTACAATCACACTTTGGAAATTAAGGAGTCTGGACCTAATTCAAAGACCCCTGGAACTATTTATATTACTGGTAACTTAGAAGTTGCCACTGATAATGCATTAACAAATATTGTTACTGTTCATTTTACTTATACTACTGAAAAAACCTCTAAGGGTAAGCCCAATAATACTTTTAATGTATTAAAAGATATTGTAGAGGGTCGTCTATATACCGTTACCAAGGATGGTGCTGAGAAAGCTTCCATGGTGAGTATCGATACAGCGATTGGTTTGAACGAATTCTACTCTGACCGCAATGGATAGGAAGAACTGGTTTCAGCTAAGCGTAATGAAGGTGGATTTGTTTCTGTTGTTTCCTCTTTGAAGGAAGATGAAACTTTGCGCAATACCTTTGATGTAGATATGGTTATTACTGGCGCTTTTACAAAAGAAGCAGATCCTGAAAAGAATCTTCCTGAAAAGATGATTCTAAAGGGCGGTATTTTCGACTTCCGTAAGGCTTTGCTGCCTATTGAGTTGTCTGTAACTCTTCCTGGAGCTATTTCTTATTTTGAGAGTATGGGTATCTCTCAAACTGAACCCATGTTTACTCGTTTACAGGGTCAGCAAATCTCTGCTGTAACTGTGCGTGAGGTCATTGAACAGGGTGCATTCGGTGCCCCCATTGTTAAGAAGTATCCTAACACTCGTAAGGATTGGGTTGTTACTTGGGCAGCTTCTGAGCCTTATGTTTGGGATGATGAATCTTCTATCACTGCAGCTGAAATGAAAACTGCTATGGAGGAAAGAGCTACTCACTTGGCAACTCTTAAGGCTCGTCAGGATGAGTATAATGCTTCTAAGAATCAGGCAGCTCCTACAACTGCCCCCGGTGCCTTCAACTTCTAATTTTAGGAGATTGAATTATGGCTATTAATTTATTAAATATCCAGCCTACTAAGGTCTCAAGAGACCTTAGTGGCTATATCACCTATATTTATGGACCTGGCGGTGCCGGTAAAACCACTTTCGGTGTCGCTGCACCAGGAGCGCTATTGTTGGCATTTGAGCGTGGATACAATGCTCTACCTGGAGTTATGGCTCAAGACATTACGACTTGGGGCTAGATGAAAGAAGTTCTTAGAGAATTAAAAAAGCCAGATGTAAAAGCTGCTTTTAAAACAATTATTGTTGATACTGTTGATATTGCAAGTGTGCTTTGTGAAAAGTATATTTGTTCTCAGTTAGGTATTGAAAATATTGGTGATGGCGGCTGGTCTACAAATGGTTGGGCTAAAGTAAAGCGTGAATGGGAGCAAACCTTCCGCATAATTACAATGGAAGGCTATGCAGTTATCTTTATTTCCCATAGCAAAGATAAGACCTTTAAACCCAAGAATGCTCCTGAATACAATCAGATTGTTCCATCTTGTTCTACTGCTTATAATGAGATTGTAAAGAATATGGCTTAATTTTTGGTCAATTCTATTCAATTCGAGTTAAATATGGCGCATATATAGTGAAAGGAGATGACATTATATATGCCTGAAAAATTAGATAATCGTAGAAAATATACATTAAATATAGAACCATTTTTTGAAGAAACCGCAGAAAAATATTATTGGCTCGGTTTATTGGCGACCGATGGTAATGTGGCGACAAAAGAACCAAGAATTCGTTTAGAACTAAAATCTGACGATGTTGAAACTTTAAAACGTTTAGCTGATTTTTGTCAAACAAATAAACCCATTACATATAGAACTAATAATCATAAATGTCAGTGCGCTTGTTTAGATATTAACAGTGCAAAATTAAAACGATATTTAAGCGAATATAATATTATTCCTGCTAAAACAAAAACTTTTACCATGCCCTTAGATAAAATTCCAAAAAAATTTTTATGGGATTTTATTCGAGGTATGATGGATGGCGATGGATGTATCACTAAGCTTTCACGCCAAGTAAAAAATCCTTTTGGAATAAGTTTTGTGTCTGCAAATTTGGAATGCGTGCAACAAATGAAAACACTCTGGAACTTACCAGAAAATCATGCCATCACAGAAAGTAACGGATCTTATATCGTTAGTAAATTTGGTGCTGGTAGTTTGTTACTTCTAGACTAGATGTATGAAAATTCTACGGAAAAAACTCGAATGAAACGGAAATATGACCGGTATAGGTCCCTAACAGAGTAATCTGTTTTGAATAACTACGAGAATTGCTGGAAAGTCCTTAGAGCTTTCTAAACTACAACATAAGGATGAAATAAACCTAAGTGTGAATGTTTGAAAATTAGGAAGATTGGATAATCAGCAGCCGAGCCTCGAACAGAGGAAGGTTCAACGACCATCCCTTTGGCAGTGAAATTCTGCAATAGGAGTAGGGCCTCAATGAGGCGGGTGAAACTCCCTTAAATCCAAGTACGTAGCTCTTATATATTATAAGATGAAGATATGGTCTATTCCCTACAAGAAATATTGGGAAACCAAGGGTATAAAAGGATATTATGGGTTATATTGAAGTTGACGGCGCTCAGCGTAAGCTTATTTTGCGTTCAGTTGATGGTAGTGTAGATTGCAAGTGTCGCTTTAAACATATTGCACCTGTCATTAATTTCTCATATCAATCTTTAGTAGATGCTTTAAATGATGCTATTGACAAAGAAGCGGCTGAAACAAATAATCAATATGTCACTAGCGAGCGTGTTGTAACGCCCGCTGTGCAGACTTATGATTATGACGCCTTGATGGCTGAATTTAGCGATTTGGCCGGTTCTCTGATGAGTCAAGATCAATCTAATGCTCCTAAGATTACAGCTATTGTTGATCGTTTCCTCGGACGAGGTAAAAAGGTATCAGATACAACACCCGATCAAGCAGAATTTATCTATTTGATTATTGGTGATATTAAAGCAGAACTCATGTAAGTGATTTATCAACCTCAGACTTTAAGGGTCTGAGGTTGATTTTATATAAAAATTATGATATAATATTTATATATGAATAAGAGGTGGTAAATATAGCTCATCAAGTATTATGCTCTATTTGCAATACTTCATTTGATAGAGATAAAATTGCTTATACAAAAACAAGTAGCAGACGCTATGCTCATGCAGATTGTGCTTTACGCAGAGCGGCTCAATTAAACCAAGAAATTACATTTGAAATAATTGATCCAAATGATTTTGTAAAATGTAAATTTTGTAAACAAGAATTTCAAAAATCTAAAACAGAATATGTACAAATTGGTAATTCTCAATATGCTCACAGCCATTGTACAGAAATAGAAGAAAAGAGAGAAAAAACGGACGAGGAAAAGCTTTATATCTATATAATGAAACTATTTGGATATAATTATGTGCCTCCAAGAGCCAAAAAACAGATTAATCAATTTGTTCAAGAATATAATTATACTTATTCTGGTATGCAAAAAGCGCTTGAATATTATTATGAGATATCTGGTATGGGGGATCTCGATCAAGCTCATGATGGTGTGGGTATCATCCCTTATGTTTATCAAAAAGCTTATGATTATTATTATAATTTATGGCTTGCTAAACAAAAAAATGAGTACAAAACTATTTCACATTTTATACCACAAACAATTGAGGTGCGTATTACTACGCCCAAACGCAATATCCAAAAACGGAACCTATTTAGTTTTCTTGACGAGGAGGCGGAAAATGTCGAGTAAATATACAGACCTCACAAGTGTAATACAAGTCATAGGTAGTGTATTTAACACTCCGTAGCTGTTGGATTACGATGATAAATATTGGATTACAGAAGATGATTTTGATGATAAATTTCACAAAATCGTTTTTGGCGCTATTTATAAGCTACATGAGGCCGGTGCTGACCATATTTCCATTGAAAGTATTAATGACTTTCTAAGGGGTCGACCTACAAGTGAAGCCACTTATAAAATGAATAAGGGTGAAGAATGGTTGAAAAGAGCCTCTGATGTTGCTTTAAATTCAACTTTTGATTATTATTATAATCGTTTAAAAAAAATGAGCTTATTACGAGCTTATAATAATTATGGTATTGATGTTAGTTACATTTATGATCCAGACAATATATTAGACATAAAGAAAAAGCAAGAGCAAGAGGACTATTTAGATAATGCCACTTTAGAGGATTTGGCAAAAAAGGTAGACAGTAGAATAGAAGCAATTAAAGCTAAATATGTAGATGATGAGTATGGTGAAGCAGTTCAAGCTGGTGATAGCATATATGACCTCATTGACCGTTTAAAAGAGCGTCCAGAAGTAGGTGTACCGTTATACGGACCGCTTATTAATACTGTTACTCGTGGAGCAAGATTAAAGAAGTTTTATTTGCGTTCCGCTCCTACTGGTGTTGGTAATCTCGAACAATGATTGCCGATTGTTGTTATATAGGATGTAATAAAATCTATGATGAAAATTTTGGATGGATAAAAAATGGCGTTGCTCAGCCAACTCTTTATATTGCGACAGAACAAGAAAAAGACGAAATTCAAACGATGATGCTAGCGTTCTTATCTTGCGTTAATGAAGATCATATTTTAAATGGTAAATATGAAGGTGATGAAGAGAGTCGAGTTATGGAAGCTGCAAGAATTTTATCTGAAAGTCCAATTTATATTGAACTATTGCCAGATTTCTCTTTACAAGATGTTGAAGATACCATTAAAAGGAATATTCGTGAACACGATATTTTATATGTATTTCATGACTATATACACACTTCATTAAAAATTCTTGAAGAAATATCTAAACGCACAGGCGGCGTTAAATTGCGTGAAGATAATATTTTATTTATGCTATCTACTCGTTTAAAAGATATTTGTAATCAATATGGTATTTTTATTATGTCTGCTACACAGTTAAATGGTAGCTATACAGATGCAGAGACTCCTGACCAAAACCTTCTGCGTGGAGCTAAAGCAATTGCGGATAAAATTGACTGGGGTGGAATTTTATTACCAGTAAAAACTGAAGATATTGAGGCCCTAGGAAAAATTTTAACTTCGAATACTTTTAATAGGCCTAATTTAAAAATGTCTATTTATAAAAATAGACGAGGCCGATATAAAGGTATTTATTTATGGTGTGATGCGGATTTAGGAACTTGTAGAGTAAGACCGATGTTCGCAACCACTTATGATTATGAAATTATTGCAATCAATGATTTGAAAATTCTCACCGAAAATCCAGGTGCATTTTAATTTAAAGGAGAATAAGTTATGTTGAGAAAAACAGAAAAGTTTGGTACGAATATTATTAAGGATGGAGAACTTAGTCAACGTTGTGGTAGTGTTGAATATACAATGAGTGCAGCTTTGGCTAACCACATTATGAAAACTCATAAAGGCCCAAAGAAAAGCAAACAAGAAGTTCTTTGTAAGTATGTAAATGAGCAAATGGGGTTGAAAGATAATTGCACAAGAGTGTTGATTGATCTTGACTGATTTTAATAAAGATAAAATAAAAGAACAATTAACATTAGAAAATATATTCGATTTAATAAATGATTTTGGTGGGGATCCTCAGTATACCGATTATGGTATACTGAGCACCACGATTTGTCATAACAATCCAGGAGAAGGTAGTCGTAAACTTTATTTTTACACAAACTCAAATCTGTTTCAGTGTTATACAAATTGCGGCAGCTTTGATGTGTTCGATTTAGTAATTAAGGTTTTTTCAATTCAATATGATAAAGAAATTGATCTAGATGATGCCGTCCGCTATGTTGCTGCTAAATTTGGTATTGCTGGAGAATATGTAGAAGAAGAAAATTTCTCTGAGGATTGGAAGATATTTGAGTCATATGCTCGAATTCAAGAAATAGAGCAAAAAAACTATCAAGTAGAATTAAAAGAGTATGATTGTACAATTCTTCAGAATTTAAACTACAATGTTATTTTAAAACCTTGGTTGGATGAAGGTATGACACAAGAAGTTTTAGATTACGCTCAAATTGGTTATTTTCCAGGAGCAGATCAAATCACTATTCCGCATTTTGATGGCGCCGGGCGCTTTGTAGGATTACGTGGGCGCTCAATGGCGGAAGATGATATTGAGCGTTGGGGAAAATATCGTCCACTTCGACTCAACAAAACAACGCAGTATAATCATCCTCTTGGTATGAATCTTTATGGATTAAATTGGGCTAAAAAAGCCATTAATATATTGGGTAAAGCTATTATATTTGAATCTGAAAAATCAGTTTTATTATATATGAGTTATTTCGGCATTGAAAATAATATCGCAGTCGCTTGTTGTGGTAGTAATATATCCGCATATCATATTCACCAACTATTGGCGGCTGGCGCAAAAGAAATTATTGTTGCTCTTGATAGACAGTTTCAAGAAATCGGAGATAATGAATTTAATAAATTAACTGCATCATTGACAAAGTTACATACAAAGTTTAAACAATTAGCTACAATCAGTTTTATATTTGATAAACAAATGTTGACTGGTTATAAAGATAGTCCTATTGATTGCGGACAAGAAATTTTTCTTAATCTTTTTAAAAATCGGGTCTATTTAGATTAAATCGTATTGAATAAAATTTATATATATAGTGAGGTAGATATTTTGAACTATCAACTAATTGCCCCCAGGATACCGGGCATTTCTGTAATTGAATAGGTACTATTAAACAGAGGTATTTAGTTACAAGAGGTTAGACACTACCTCAACACAACAGATGAGGACATTTTAGATCCCTTAACAATTACAAATATTGCAGAAGGTGCTAAAATGCTCATATATCATATTAATCAAGGCGATAAAATATTTCTACAAATAGATAGTGATTGTGATGGTTATACAAGTGCAGCCGTATTTTTAAATCATCTAAATTCACTCTTTCCAGGCTATACGTAGAATAATATTATTTATCGGCTCCATGAGGGGAAGCAGCATGGACTTATCCTTGATACAATTCCAGAAGATGTAAAACTGGTCGTGGCGCTTGATAGCTCCAGCAATGATTATGAAGTTCATACCTCCCTTGCGCAACGAGGGGTGGATGTGCTTGTAATAGATCATCATGAAGCCGATCGAGTTAGTGAAAACGCATGTGTTATTAATAACTAGTTATGCGACTACCCAACAAAATCTTTGTCTGGAGTAGGTATGGTTTATAAATTTTGCAGCTACCTAGATTATTAGCTAGGAATTCATAATGCAGATCAATTTCTTGACCTGGTCGCGTTAGGAATTATTGCTGACGTTATGCCTTTAAGAGATTTTGAAACAAAACACTTAATTAATTTAGGCATACAAAATATTATAAATCCATTTTTTCGTACCATGACCATTAAGAATGATTTTTCACTTAAAGGCAATATTACACCTTTTGGAGTGGCTTTTTATATTGCACCATATATCAACGCAGTAACTCGATGTGGCTCGCAAGAAGAAAAGCTTCTACTATTTGAATCAATGTTAGACTATAAAGCCTATCAGCAAATTCCTTCAACTAAAAGAGGCTATAAAGGAACATATGAAACAGTAGTAGAACAGGCTTGT